CATTATATTATCATACCTTTCTGCTCTCTTAATATTTTCTTATAAGGACCACCAGGATACATCTCTCTAACCTGTTTAACTTCCTTTAGTTTATGATATAATCTAGAGTCTCCTCCAAGTGCTAGTGCGTTAACAATAACTTCTAAATCTTTATCGTCGATTGGTAAATCCATTAGGTAAAAAATAGTTCTAAGTTTACAGTCTTTTCAACATTCCATCCAATTGCATCAAGGATTGCCTTGAGTGGTTCCACAAAACTTTTTTCAAACTGTAGATCGTAATCTACATACTTCTCAAGGTCAAGTTCTTTAGGAAAATCTTGAATGAAAGAAATAACATTCTCCTGTATGATATTGGGTTTCTTAAGATAACAAAATTTAATCTTTTCACCATTTTGAATTAGAGAATACTTATTAGTAAGTTTCTTTTTATTCACATAGTGATTGAATAATAGAGCACCACGACAATGTATTGGTGTGCCCTTCACATATATTGTAGTGTAAGAATAATACTTCTTCACATCAGAAACAGTTCTCGGAAAAGAGATATCTTCTGGAGGTAGGGATTTGAATTCTTTTCTTGACTTATCAATAAAGTCAATCACATCTTCCTCAGTTCCATTCATCATCAATTTCAAAGCATCCTTGATCATTTTACGACAGGGTGCAGGAGTCGAAGACTTAACAGCTTCGATTCCCATCATCTTCAGTTTTGGTTCTTCATATCTAACTCCCTCACTATCCCATACGTTTAGAATATATCTTTTCTTTGCTGTCCAAATACCACGTTCAGCAATGTTTTCTCGCTTCATACTCATTTTCTGATCATACGCAGAAACATAATCAGCAAGTTCTTGATAGGATTTCTCAATGAACGGTTCCAACGTTTCTTTACAGATCTTGTCAAGTATCCCCACAACTGCTGTTTTGTCGCTAGACTCATTACCAAAAAGTTTATTAACAAGAGGTCCAAGATTAAGATAGATTGAGTCGGTGTCAGATGCGATAACATAATCTACTTCCTCCGTTTGCAAAAGTTTATTTAGGTATCGATTCATACGTTGTTCAATCCAACGAATAGAAACCTGACCAGACAATGTAATTGCTTCAGCATTTGCTAGTTTGTAATACCTGAAGTATTGATTACCAATAGCACCATAAGCAGAGTTAAGAGAAATCTTCTTTGCCATTTGAATGTTGTTACATCTAGAGATCTCCTTTTCAAGAGCTTTAGTAGGTGTCTTCTCATACTCCTGTTGTGCTTTGAGCATTCTTTTCTTGAATATAACACGGTCACCATACATCTTCTCCATTAGTTCTGGTAAGAATCCACGTTTATCTTTACGGAACATTGCACCATTCGCACAAATTGCATTGTCCTTATACATTTCAAAAGTTAGTTTCTCCTTGAGTAACTTATTAACTGTAATTGAAGGGTGCTTTTCTTCAAGTAAAGTTTCTGGAGAAATATTATACTGCATGATTAAATGTGGATATAGACTATTCAAGTCAAAGGAAACAACCCAGTCATAAACACCTGGTACTGGTTCTTTCACATATGCACCTGCATATCTTTCATTCTTGTCATTTTCTTCCTTTGGAGGAATAACAATATTCTTTCGTTTCAAGTAATTGTAAATGATAGTATCCCACATCCTTACCTGATAGAAAACATCGATGTAATTTACCTTGGCATCATATGCCATAGTCAAAGCAAGTTCAATCAACTTCATCTTGTCTTCCAACTCATCAACTAGTTCTACGTCAATGATGTTATACTCAATAAACTTTTGCCAACCTTTTGTATAGAAGTCTTTGAATGTATCAAACTCAGAGTGATCAAGTTTCTTCTTACCAAGTTCGACTTCAGCAATATAATCTAGTCTATAAGACTCTTGTGCCTTATAAGTAAACTTCTTATAGAGATCAAGATAATCAAGACATGCTATTCCAGACACAGTATAAGAAACATGTTCTCTTCCCATAATCTTTATGATACCTTTTCTTACCATATTCCAAGGAGAAAATGTCCTCATCTCTTTTTGACCTAGGACACGATCTATACGACCACAGATATAAGGAATATCATATAAATTACAATTCCAACCAGTAATCACATCTGGATAGTTCTTTGTCCAGAAGGCAAGGAAAGAACGTAGAAGGTGTACTTCACTGTTACAGTTGATATAACTAACATTCTCTTTCTTGTTTACGAATGCACCTTGACCCCATGAAACAATTTGTTTTGTTGCATAGTTCTGAATAGTAATTGCAAGGATCTCTTCAGCAACTGCATCTGTAGTAGGGAAACCATTTTCAGATGCTACCTCAATATCAATCGTAAATATTCTTACCTTAGATACATCAAATTTAATTTCTTCCTGTGGGTAATTCTCAGAAATATATTGATAGATATACTTATCATTTCCGTATATTGATACATTTTCTACAGCACTATATTTCTCCATAAAATTTCTACATTCCATCACACTGCCAGGTTTGATGGGAGAAACAGTTTCTCCAGATAGAGTCTTGTACTTAGACTTCTTAGGAGATTTCATAAAAAGAGTCGGAGAAAACTTTTCTCTTGTCTGAAAGTAGTTACCATTATCATAACCACGGACAAGGAAATCATCTCCGACTAGTTGGACATTTGTATAAAACTTCATTTACTCAGGAACTTTTTATAATCGTCCTCAAGAATTTTGTGAGGATCAACTATTGTTAGGATACTATCTGATGATAGCATACTTGATGTCTGAGTGGTATATGCATGTAACCACTTCTTTAACTGGAGTGGTTCTGTGTCTAGGATCTCTACTGGATTGATTAACTTACAATCAGGTTCTCCTAGTTCTGCTGTCACTTCTTCAATTTCAGTAATTAAAACTGAACCATTTTTTAAAAGGAGAACTTTGATCATTCTGCTGTTTTATCCTCCAATTCATTTAAAATTTGTTTGACTGACTTAGACTTCTTCTTTTTCTTTCCAGACTTATCATCACCTACTTCTTCATTTAGTTTCTCAAGATATGCTGCTTCCAAATCCCTTACTGGTTCATATACACAAATGATTTTATCTGCAGGAATAGTAAATACTGCTTCTTTAGCAAGAGGTTGCCATGGAACTAGGTTAATATCAATTTCCTGTTCATTGTCTTTTAGTTTACTTTTCAGATGTGGTTGCTTGTCTGTTAAAAATCTAGAAGGATCCCCTACCATAGGGTTCTTACCATGACCACCATACAAGTCTCTTAGATTATCAGAGTCATCTGCGCTATCAGCACCACCAGCAGGTGCCATGCCAGGTTCATCCATTCCCTCCATCATAATGTCTGGTCGATGTGGGTTGTGAAGTCTATATCCAATGAGTCTTTCTCCCACCAAAACTTCTTCAACACCAGAAATCAAAGTTTCACCAGATATTAAATAAACGATCGATACTGTCATATTTTTACAAGGTATGTTTACATTATAAAAGGACTCTTGGATTTTGTCAAGAGTCCTTTGAGTTTTATTATTTATTCATCGATAGAATAAACTTTTTTCTTATGATGTTCAGGAATAATCCTCTTTAAACTAATCGTCAATAAACCATCTACAAAATCTACTTTATCAATTTTGACATCATCAGATAGTGTCCATGTGCGAGTAAATGCTCGTCTTGCTAATCCACGATGTACATACTCAGAATCGTCATCATCACCTTTTTTAGCTTCAACAACTAATTTATTTAATTCAGAATAAACATCAATGTCTTTTCTATGATATCCTGCTAGTGCGATTTCAAGTTTGAAATCTGTATTTGATTCTTTAACTAGATTGTATGGGGGATACGATGTCCTTTCACTTGTATGTTGTGCAGCGAGTCTTTGCACCCACTCATCCATACCAATGGTAGTTTTTTCTACATCATTTAAAAATTGTACAATGTCATTTACACCATACTTCCTCATGCTAGTCGTCCACATAATTGACCTCCTTAAGCGTCTGTGTTTTTAATAAGGACCCATTAGGCATCCTCAACTATTATATAGGTAAAGACACTAAAAAAGGGAGGTGTAAAAACCTCCCCTTTCATTACGGTTATTCGCTTTCGACAGACGCTTTCTTACGACCAATATTATATTTGGACTCTAGTGTCCACTCACCTTTCTCTTTAAATGCCAGTACTTTAATTTGATTTAGTGGTGCAATATCTGCAACTTCAGAATCTGATACAATTGTAATTAATCCCCAGTCAGATAGTAGTTGTGCTATACGATTGCGTCTTTGAACGTCATTAATAGTAAGATTTGCATGCTTCCCGTCAAGGGCAAATAGTTCTTTAAAATGGACAATATAGTAACGACCCTGTTTATGTAGAATGTGACAGGATTGATATAATTTTTTTTCTTTACGAGATGCAACACCGATACGAGTAAGAGTTTCTCTGACTTTTAGGAAATCATCTGGTTCGTTGAGGGAAACCTCAACCATATTATTTTGCGACCAAGATACTTGGGGTTCAGATACCGTCATTTAGTTCCTCCAATGTCAAGCTTTGACTTAATGTAGTTGAGTTCACTTTCTGATAATAAACGCAATGCTGCTTTAGCTTTTTCATTACTATATCCATAATATTGTTTGACGGAATCAATGTCCTCAATCTTTTCTTTTTTGATCCAAGGAGAAAACCTTTTCCGTTTTCGTAAACTATTTAGATAAAAAGAATATTGCATATCTTTGTCAAGATGTGCATACATATTCATCTCATTGGCAAACATTACACAATCAAGATGTCCAGACAAACAACGATTAATAATATAAGGAGGATATGTTTTTATGTCTTCGGAAAGATCATCTTTGTTATAGTTGATCGAGTTTAACCAATCTTTAAGTTCCATAATTTAAAAGCACCAGTTCCTTTCTTTCCTGTTGATCATTCATATATGTTCCTACAGATCTCATGGTGTAGGTGTGGTCGAACTGTCCTGCTTCCCACCCTTTGAATCTTTCACAGACCAGTTGAGACGAATTATAAGATACGAGTTGAGGACTGATAAAGCGGTCACAATCACTAGCAAAGACATCGTGATCAAATCCTTTGTGCATGTTTCCACGTTTACCATATAGGTTGGATCTAATGTCGTAGGGCGGATCGAGATAGATAAAGGTTTGTTTGTTGTCACAGAGGAGTTGTTCATAACTAAGGTTTGTAATTTTCCAATTGGTAATTAATCTTGAATATTCTGGCAAGAAGTTGATTCCTCGCATTGAGAAGTTGGAATCACTTGCTTGTGGAGAGAAGGACGAACTCTCAGTGAGACCAGAGAAACTACACTTATTAACAATATAAAAAGCAACTGCTCTGTCCTTATCTTTTTGGTTTTCATCTGTAACTGCTTCTTTTGCATCTAGAAATAATCCTTTAGCAGAACCCTGATCAGGATATCTAGATTTTAATTGTGCTAATTGGTTGTGCAAATATTCACCATTGTCTCTCAACTCAACCCAGAAATTATATAATGGTTCATATAAATCATTGACCCAAATATCAATATCAGGATATTGTTTAGTGATAGCAATAGCAACAGAACCTCCACCAAGGAAAGGTTCTCTGTACTCTTTAATATCACTCATGTCTGGGAAATACTTAGAGAGTTTAGTAACTGCTTTTGACTTACCGCCAGGATATCGAAGGGGAGTCTTTAAATATTTCATACTGTTTGTTCAATCAAATCATAAAGTTTAGTAGCAAAGTCTTCCTTTTCTACTGGAGTTACATTCTTAGCAAGAAATGTAATATTTTCAAAATGAACTCTAAAGGCAACCGTAGCATCTTTGATCTGTGTTTTCCTCATACAAGCAGCCCAACTACAAATACCAACTGTATAAGTTTTGGTATCCCATAATAACATAAAATCAAAAGTTTTTTCAGGCAGACCTAAATTTTTACCTTGAAAATTCTTCAGGGTAATTTCTTTAGTCCATGGAATAGTCTTACAAAAAAGACCATCCATACCTTTTGATTCATAATATAATTCATCTTCTAAACCATAGAAGTCTCTACCATTTTCAGTATCGCCAACATATTTAAGTTGATTATCACTATATTTGGCAATAGCAATCTCTTGAACTTCTGCCCTTAGAGGTCTAGTTTGGTTTCTTTTTAATCCATCAGTAGATTTAACTACACCAAAGATAGAAGGAAAATCAAATCGTTCTGAATCTATCATCTTATAATTGGGTATTGGTCTTCAGGTGAAGATGGCATTGGTTGATATATCCCACTAGGTCTCCTCGGCATAGTTATGATATCAATAGTTTCTTCAAACCATCTGTTCATTGATCTTGCCATAGCACGATAGGATGTACCAAGATAAATTTGTCCTGCCACAACAGATAGGGTAGCAGTTCCCCAGAACAAATAGTAAAATCTAGACTTTACTTGTGCTCTAATCTTTTCTCTTTTTTTAATAAATTTGTTAGTCATTTCATAGTTACCTGAGTTGATCTATCTGCAATA